GATCTCTGCCCATAGAACCAGACCAGTCAAGCAAGAAAAGCAGACCGTGGTTCTTACCATCAGGCAAGACAGTTACTTTCTTAAAGATGTCGTCATTGTACTTGTAAGTGTGTAACTTAGAAGTATCAAGCACACCAGTCTTAGATTGACCTGCACGAGCGTAAGCGTCAGCAGACTTACGGCACTCAAACTCTTTAACAAGGTAGTTTACCTCCTTCTGAGATTCTTTACGAAACTTCATATAAGATTTATCTACATCGTCATAGCGATCTGAGCGATCGATCCCTTCGTCATTGTTAACCCAGTTGTTGCGGCACTCATCAATCCAGTCATGAACCTCAGTCCAGTCAGCAATGTAGGTGGGGAGATCCACACTCTCAGGAATCTCAACGTAGATAGGATTGCTGGCATGACGGTTAGTCAGTTTTTCAGCAGCATCGTCAAAAGAACGTTGAGTCTCAGAAGTTTCACCGCCTACTGATTCTGCAGTATCTGCTTCTTCTTCGTCTTCATCATCCCAACTGTCAGCAGGGGAGTTGTTACCATCTGGTTCATTTACAGTTTGACTCTGCTGTTGCTGCACAGATTCTTCGCCATCGGTACTTTGGTTTTCAGACTGCTGAGGTTGAGCAGCGGGTTGTTCTACTTCTTCAGTTTTGTTAGAAAAGTTGTAAACGTCAATAGCAATCTGCAGCACTTCTTCAAAGGTCTCTGCAACATCAGTTCGAGCAACAAACACTTGTTCCTCAATAGAGAAAGGCACCATGGCACTGGCACCAATCTTGAAGTGGAGATTGATACGATCGATCAAGCTAAAGGTATTGAAGTCTTCTCCCTCAATACCAAAAAAGTCTGCATCATTCAGTTCTTTGTATCCACCAGCAAATGACTTACGAAGACCAGGATACTTACGCTTCATCAGTTTTTCAATACGGGCATCCTCAATGACGTTCACGAAGTCTTTAGGGCAGTCAGCAACACCACGCCAGTCTTCGTTAGGAGTAAAGAGGGCATGTCCTACTTCGTGTCCCACAAGCATGTCATAGACAACGCTGGATGCTTTGTCCCAGTTAGGGAGAGTCAAGACACGGCGGTCAACGTCGAAGGATGCAGTGCTGACCTTACGGTGCTCAACAATCAGGTTCTCTGTAGCGAGGAGTTTGGCGAGGTTACCTTTGATTTCTTGGTTAAGCATGGCGTTGTCCGTTGATGCCATTAGTATATACAAAAAAAGGTGGTCCGAAGACCACCCTAGTCCAGTTCAGCAACTGACTCCTGTATGACAGAGAAGTTCTTTTCTTTGACTGCGGTTAGCGTTCTTTCAAACTTTCCTTCTAACTGATCTCTATGAGAGATAACATAAACGTTAGAGTTATCGTCGAAATTACGGAGGATCCAACCAAGATCAGAACCACCTTGCTGATCGAGTGAACTATCAAAGATTTCATCTAAGATCAAGAGGTTAGTATCCACAGAATTCTTGAGCTTAGCAATGCTTCTCCAAGTAAGCAACAAAGCAATATCAATTCTAGCTTTTTCTCCTTCACTGAAACTATCATATGAAAACACGTCACGATATCTAGATTTGATGATCTCCTCAAAGTTCTCATTCAGAGTAAAGTTGACATAAAAATCCATACGCTGGAGATATGAGTTGATCAACTGATTCATCGCTGGAAGATACGTCTTGATAATACGTGTCTTGATTCCATTGTCTTTCAACAACTGCGATGCTACCAATAGTGTATCACGATCTTTCTTGTTCTCTGCCTGAGTGCTACCCAATTGTTTTTTATTCTTTACAAGACCTTCGAGTTTTACAAACTCTGCTTTCTTGTCTGGATTGCTACTCTCCAACTCTTTGATCTCTGACTCAATGTCAGTAATCGTTTTCTTGATAGAAGTAATCTGAAAATTGGATTGACTGATCGATGCATTCAACTGCATGACCTTATCAGATAATTTAGTAAACTTATTCTCGCGCTCTTCTTCCTTTGCTATCTCTGCGAGGAGATCTTCTACGCCAGTATTCATTTTATTTAACTGGACAGCACCTTCATCAATCTTTTCTTGTCTAAAATCTTCATCCAATTCCTGTGTACAGGTAGGACAGACGTGATTATCAGCAAAGAAGTCGTGTTCTTTTTGACAGTTGTTTAACTTAGATTGAATTTTAAGAAGAAAAGTGTTTAACTTCTTGAGTTTTGTTGTACTGTTAGACACATCTTTCATTTCTTCAGAATGTTTTTGTACTTCTGAAGTTAGACGCGCAATTTCATTGTGAGAATTGTTTTCATCCAATAACAATTCAGAGATTTTGTTTTCCTTACGGGTGATCTCTTCCTTCGTTTTCTTCTCTAGCTCAAGCATATACTTCTTTTGCAGATCAATCTTCTCTTCCAGAAGATGAATCTGGTAGTCTAGAGTTTTGATCTCTTCGTTATTTTCTCTTACCTTGTCCCGCAGCAGAACATTCATTGTAGAGAACACTTGAATATCAAGGATGTCTTCGATGATCTCACGACGTTGTGCTAACGGCAGACGCATGAACGGCACAAACGTGGAGGATCCCAGCACCACAATCTGTGTGAATGACTTGTAGTTCATCTTGAGGACGTTTGCCTCAAAGTTCTTTTGCTGTTCTACCAGTGAGCTTTCTTGATTCCAGAGTTGCCCATTGCAATAGATCTCAAACACGTTGGGTTTGATACCACGACGAACTAGATATTCTTTCTTGCCAATAGAAAACTCAATTTCTGTCAGAGCATCCTTTTCGTTGATGCTATTAACAAGCATTGGTTTGTTAATCTTACGAAAAGGTTTTCCAAACAGAGAAAAGGTAAGGGCATCCAGAATGGTGCTCTTACCTGCTCCGTTTGATCCAATGATCAGATTAGTTTTTCCTGCTTGTAAATCAACTTCACTGAATACATTGCCCGTTGACAAAAAGTTTTTCCAACGAACTTTCTTAAAAATAATCATTCTCTATCGTCTGGCGGGATCAAAAAGTCGTCTGTTGTAATTATAGCATATTTGTGATCTCTTGTCTCACATGCTTCGATAAGTGTACCACCATCAACCTCAACAATCTGCATTGCTGGATAGTCAGGATCTTCTTGCAGCATCATCAAATATCTGTCTGCATCATCCTCTTCCATGAAGATAGGGATGACCCTATCCTCATCCTCGTCAAAGACGGAGTATACACCATCAGGATGATCTTGTAATGTCACTATGAACATGTCAGACAACATTGCAACTCTCAATATATAGAGATCTCATCAATCCCTTCAAATCAGATTTGTCTACGGACATCTCTACCTCATCAATGTATTCATTCAGAAGAGTAAGCGTGTCCTTTGTAGAGACATCAATGTCTGCATCATCATCTTCATTGACTAAGGTTTCAACAATCTTGACATCATGGACGCCTACGTTGTAAAGACGATCAACCAATGTTTCAAACATTTGGTAGTCCCGTTTTTCTTCAACGATGATCTTGATGAACTTGTCCTTATAATCAGACACATCTTGTTTGTTGTAGTCCACACTGGCGTCGTCATAGAAGATTTTGTCAAAGATTTCAAACGGGTTCTTGATATACTTAAGTTTATCACTGTTAGTATCGTAGATATGGAATCCGCGAACGTCTTTATAATCATTCCAGAACATCTGATAAGGGTTGCCAAGATACTGGATATTGCCTTTCTTAGATTTGTGGTGGAAATGTCCAGACCACACACGGTTAAATCTATGAAAGAGGTTAGGATCCATACCATGATCCATCTTCATTCCTGGTGTCACTTCAAATCCAGTTAGCTCTAAGTGACCACAACAGTTGTCTGCTTCGCTCGTTTCCAATCTACGGAAAACATCTTCCTGATTCTCTTTATTAATCCAGGGAAGCATCAGAAATACTTTACCACCCAATAGAACTTCTTTTGGTTCAGAATAGATCCTGATGTTTTTGTACTTCTCTAATAGAAGTTCAGGAGAGTTAATGCGATTGGTGTTCTTGTAATACGTGCAGTGGTTTCCCAACAGCATGTGAACTTCGTAGTCTTTTAGTCTCTCGAAATAATTTTCACGCACACGGTGAAAAGTATTAAAGTCCATAGACTTTCGATTATCAAATGTGTCGCCCAGATCAATGATGGTGCGGACACCCTCTTTCTCAAGCGTTGGAAAAAATACTTCATCGTAGAATTTTTGAAAGTAATTCCAGAACGCGAGGTTGCCTTTGCGTCCATCTAAGTGTTGGTCTGTGATTAGGGCGATCTTCATAATGTTAGAAAGGAAGTAGTATTATTAGAAATTTCACCCTTCACAATGTAATTAAATGCGAGAGCAGCTCTGTTCTCTCCAGTAGTATTTTCATCTACGGAGTGCATTAGGTGACTTGGGAACACAAGCAAGTCTCCAGTCATCGGTTCTATTTCCCACTCTGTGCCATTGAACAAATTAAAATCTGTAGGCACAGGTCTAATAGTGCTAGAACAATACGTTGGGATATTTGCTGGGATACTAAATCTAAGTTTACCAGACCCTTCTATAGATTTCAAATACAGAATACCACTGTACAAAGCATTGTTATGGAAGTGACTTTTAGTCACAGAACCAGGAAGTCCGATAGTAACCCAGGAGCATGTCAATTCTGGATAGCATGTTCTAGGAAACTTAAGAACTTCAAAAATAAAGTTAGCAACCGATGTGTCTACAATTCTCTTTAAATTTTCAAACCCTGGTTCTAAGAGAATGTTTTTAGATATGTGATTGATTACATTTGATTGCTTTTCATTTACCGTCCACTTTCCTTCTTCGGGATTGTCAACGTCGATGTATGTGTTTTCAAAATCCGTTATTTTAAAGATTCCAAGTGGAGTGGGAAATAACGGTTCCAATAATATAGAATCATACATTAGAGTTTTCCTCCAACGGTTCCGTCATACGGATCTGATGTGCGACAGTTTGCCCAATTTGTAGCGACTCCTTCGAGATGGAACGGTGACATTGCCATGACAGCTTCCCTCGTAAGTCCTGTGATGAGTTCCTTTCCTTCCTTACTATAGCTAGTCCACGTTCCAAAGCGTTTCTGTTCGACACGGAATGTTCCATAGGGTGTTTCAAACCATTCATGTTCAGCAATTTCAGGGTGTTCACTCATCGATTCATTCTTGTTTCAATATTTTCTTTGATACTGCCCATATCAGAATAGGATGCATTCATACCAGACATACTACCATCATATGAGTCAGTGTGCATAACTTCGTCATATCCCGAACGCTCTAGGATCTTTCCTTTGATCTCTAGTTGCTTCTTTTCTTTTTGGATGCGGCGTAAGAAAGCGTAGTAAATGATTTGTGTGAAGTAAGCAAACGGGTTCTTTGATTTTTCTGGATCAAAGTTGTCAATGTACTGCAGGCAGTTTTCAATGCCATCACAGATCATGTCCTCTCTGAACATGTAGTTGACAAAGTTTGGTTTGTAAGACAGATGGGTGGCAATCTTCAGGAAGCATTCTCCCAGGTAGTTTGTGACACGAGGACGTGGTTTACCTAGTTCTTTTGCACGCAGAACTTTACTTCGATACTCAGTGATGGCAGCGAGGAACTCTTTGTTGTTGACGTAATATTCGGTTTGCTTTCTTTTTGCCATTACTGTGTATGCCACGGTTTAACTCACATATCATGTATCAAGTATACCACTGTGTCAGTGATCTGTCAAAGGGTCTTGACAGAACCTCAGAAACTCAGTAGAATAACTCTGTCAGGGTTCAAGAGAAGTAGTAGCTATTAGCTTCTATTAAAGATATCTTCTAGAGTTTTTTTCATCTCTTTTACTGAACCTACATAACCAGAAGATCTTGGTAACTTGTTCCCTCTTCCTGCTAGAGACTTTCCACCCTCTAGACGTAGGAGGGTTTTTTCATAGAAGTCAACTAGTTCACCTTCAATCTCAATCATTGTAAGAACATGATCTCGTTTAATAACAAACATAGTATCAAACGTTGCACTGATCCATTCCTTTAATTGAAAACCAGTTACCTCTAGTTGACCTTTTCTTTGTCTTGCATTTTCTACCGTCATAGGACGGTCTAGCATGATCTTATCTTCATCTGGAAGGTAACAAACTTTTGCTACCAATTCCTCTCCTGATAATAACTTCACTGTTGCATAAAATTCCTCTTCCATATTAACCAGCTCTAAGGTTTACTTTTATAACCTCATACTTAAAGTTCTCCTCATTATAAATGGTTACTCTTTCATTCAAATGTCGTAAGGTGTAGTTCTGTCCGCCGATGTCGTCAGCGATATCGTATAAGGTTGCCATGTCTTTGCCTTCGCCTTTCCTGAGGACACGTCCGATGGACTGGAGATTGCGGATGCGCGACTTACTAGGGGAAGCAAAGATAATATTGTGCAAACGTTTGATGTTAATACCTGTAGAGAATGTGCCGTATGATGCGATAATAACAGCGTTGTTTTCAGTCTCAGTAATCTGACGGACTTGCTCTCGGTCTTCTACATCAGTTCCACCATGAACAAAAAATAATTTTCGCTCTGGGTCTATTGTGCTATTTATCAAATCATAAAGTGGTTCTCCGTGCTTCTCAATATAGTTGAATAGCACAAGAGTATTTCCTTCAATATCTTTGACAAGATTTTTGATGAGATTATTTCTACCACGATGTGTTACTAGATACTCCATTTCATCATGGTATGTGTCAAAATGCTGTGGAGCATGTTTACAAAGTAGCACTTTGATCCTAAACTTGCTAAGGTAACCTTCCTTAATTAAGTCATCGGTCTTAGTTACTTGTTCGCAATTACCAAACAATCCTTCGAGAACCCACTTATGTGTCTTACTTCCGTCCAGAGTGCCAGTAAAACCGAAGCGATACTTTGCGTTATGCAACTTTGTCATAATTCCTGTGAGGGACTTTGACTTAAATAGGTGTGCTTCATCACCGATAACACAGTCAATGTCATCAAAGTATCTCTTGGGGAACTTGTAGATTGACTGCCAGGTGGAAATAATAATTGGTTTGTCAGTATTCTTATCTTTGCCCGAATAAATCTTATGCACATGATCGTCAGCGTTCCATCCGTAGTCATTAAAGTCATTGACCATCTGTTCTACCAGGGACGTAGTTGGTACGATGATCAGAGTTTTCTTGTTGGTAGCAGTATAGTATCTGACGAGGGAATAGATCATCAGACTCT